AGTTAATCGCAGGATTTGAAAGGCACTGCGCCGCAATGGGCCATGAATGGGAACCGTCAATCTTTGGCGGCCATTACTGTCGAGCGTGCGGCGCGGCCAGCTTTGCACCCAAGGCGGCTGCCTAACCTTGCGCGGCAAGCCAATCGTTGAACGCTTGCCACGCAGCATCGCAGCCCAGCGCCACACAGGCAAACGCGCCCGCCTGATGCGCTGCTGTTAGATATGCGACCTGTCCCGGCTGCCACGTGCTTTTTGTGCGGTCACGGCGCTTTAATTCACAAACAAACGTCACACGTCCGGGCAAAATAATGTCAGACGCGCCGGGGGACATGCCTTCGGCTTTCTGTTTTGACATGCCGCCAAACTGCCCCCCGCGTAATTGCTGTTCGTTGCGCGGGTGGACGGCAAGCAGCCCCCAGCTATCGGGGTATTGCGTGCGCAAGCGATTGAAGAACGTCACCTGTTCAACGCTTTCCGTTGCGCATTTACTGCGAAAATCGGTGTCACCATATACACGGAACGGCAGGTCATTTAGTTTCATTTCATCACCTCTACATGATCCGGCTCGACATCGTGCGGCCTGTCGTAGCCGTAGACATTATAAAAGCCGCTGGTCGCGTCTTTGCGGTAAGTGATCGTCTTGGGGTCGCCGCCTTGCGTTGCTTTCTGAAATGCGACCCACTGGCTTTGCTGCTTTGTGTAATGGCTATCGGGGCTGAACCAAATTGAGAACGACCGCCAAGGCGTGACAAAATCCACGCGCACTGTTTTGTTGCCTTTTTGCGAAATGCCCTCACGCGAAACCATCGACACGATTTCATCTGTTTGCATTTCAGTCGGGGTGCGCTTGGTGCGCTTGAAATCCATCTGCAATTTCTCGTTAGGATCAACAATTTCGGCTTTGCACTCGCAGCAATAACGCGCGGCGATGTCATTTGCGGCCTCACAAAACACACATTCCTTGCTTGTCCATCGGTACTCGCATCGTTCATACGTGCCAAGCGGCCCCGTCTTTTCTTGGTTCAAGCACCGGCGGCCATGATGACCGGACAGCGGGCCGTAGTCTGTCATAACCCGATTGCCGTCCAGATCCAGACAGTAGCCCGCAACGTCTTTGTCATAGTCCACATATTTAATGTTGGTAGAAAACCTGTTTTCATAGCTGCACGTGGGGCAAACCGCTGGCGCCTTGCCCTCGCCCGCCTCTTTCCCCGCCCTGATTTCTGGCGCAAACAAATCACCGTCGGGGCAATGATCCTCAATGTTTGTCGTGTAATCCAAAACCAAGCAATCCGGCTTGTTTGTATCCAAGCGCAGCCCGCGACCGATGATCTGTTGCAACAGCCCGACGCTTTCTGTCTTGCGCAAGATTGCAATCACATCAACGTGCGGTGCGTCAAATCCGACCGTCAACACAGACACGTTGACCAGATATTTTGTTGTGCGCGATTTGAACGCGGACAAAATTCGCTTGCGTTCACTTGCTGGCGTTTCACCCGTCACAAGCGCAGACAAGCCCTGCGGCAATGACGCCATGACCTCTTTAGCGTGCTGGACCGTTGCGGCAAAAAACATCACCCCGTTGCGGTTTGCAGACTGCGCGACAACATCTGCAACGATTGCCGCGGTCTTGCGCCCGTGGCCGTGATATGCGCGGTCAACGGCTTGGCTGTCGAACTTGCCTTGACCATTGGCTGTCAGGCTGGCCGTGTCATAGCCTTCGGTTCCTGCGGATCCCAGCACGGGCTTTGTCAGAAAACCAAGGTCAATCAGTTCCGGCGCTGTGATCCGGTCAACTAAAATCGGAAAGTATGGGTCGCGGGTTGTTTCGTCGCTGTTGACCTTGCCGTCCGGCCATTGCCGAAAGATGTAACCGCTGCCAAGGCGGTAGGGCGTTGCTGTCAGGCCGATCACGCGCAACATCGGGTTGCCGTCGCGCATTGCGTCAATGATGCCTTTAATCGTTGGTGTCAGGCCGTGCGCTTCATCAATAACAACCGCCGCATAGCCTGATTTAAACCGGCTTATGCGGTTTTTTACGGTCAACGGCGAACCAAAAACCACGTTGTGTCGCAGGTCTTTTGCACCCGCGCTTGCGCTAAACATGCTGGCCTTGTGGCCGCTGGCTGTATATTTTTGACGGTTTTGCGTGACCAGTTCGGCAGACGGCGCAAGGCATAGTACCTTTTTGCCTGTCGCGCCGTGAATTGTTTGTGCCAGCGCCGCGATGACGTGGCTTTTGCCCGCGCCCGTTGCCGCCTCAATCAAGCAAGGGTCAACGCTGGTCCGCATGTGCAGCCACGCCGCATCGTGCGCGTCCTGTTGGTATGTCCGCAGGGTCATAGGTCAAATCCATCTTGTGTGGGTTTCGTTGGCGGGGCTACAAACAGGTCAGGCTGGTCATATGCCGCTTGAACGCGCTTGCAGGCAATTTCGAAGTAGTCGGGGTCCAGTTCAATGCCGATACCCTTGCGGCCAAGTTTGGCGCAGGCAACAAGCGTTGTGCCGCTGCCCATGAAGGGGTCCACTACGCAGCCCGAGGTCCACTCAATCACGTTTCGCATTAGATCAACTGGCTTTTCAGTGGGGTGGTAATTGTTCCCAGTTCGTGATCCCATGACAACATCGGTCGGCCTTCCTGACGGGAAGAAATGATCCGCCCCACGGTAAAATGCACAAACCTCTGTTTTCCTTCCGTGTTCGTGTTCGAGATCTCCCATTGAATGATTGTTTTTTACCCAAGTGATGAGGCTGCGTGGCGCGGGAATGTCTTTTAAGTTATCCCACCGCATCCATACATAAGACGAGTGCGAAAAGTGCAACCCACAAGCCCACTGAAGCAGCTCAACTCCCGTGTCGTTTGCAATGGGCTTGTGTTTGTCTATGCGGTGGTTGCTGCAAAAACTCATCCCATAAGGCGGGTCTGTCACAACCGCGTCGACCTTCCCAAGCGCGGGCATTACCTCAAGGCAATCACCCAGATACAAATCGCAGTCGCCAATCTTAACGTGTCGCTGCCATGGGTTTTTCATCGAAATAAATCCTCTTGCTGTTTTCTTTGTTGCTGTGTTGCGTCCCGCGCGGCCCGCGTAAAATCACGCTTTCGCAGGCCCGCTAGATTTATAATGTGCAAAGCCCGGACAGGATGAACCGCCTGCAAGCGGGCAAAAACGGCGGCGTGTCGTGCTGCCACCGCTTCGCATTCATCCGCTGTTTGCGCCGCAATCAATTCCGCGATGATCTTGTTCGCAGCATCGTTTGCGCGGCCCTCCTGTTCCGGCGTCACTTTAGCTGCCAGCCTTCGCTTGCCTTGCCGCGCCATTTCTCAAGATCCGCATCGGGCAGCAACACGCCAATCGCTTTTGCATACGACACAGACCCCTTGCGCTTCACAAGGGTAAGATTGCGCCCGCCGATAACCGCGTCACGCTTGCCGGACATTTCAACCATGCGGGCCACAATGTCTTTTTTGCGTGCGCTGGCGTTGTCGATTGCTTCAGACAGTTCGTCATATTCCGCAACCAGCTTGGCAGCTTCGGGCGTGTCATACTCTTGACGCTTTGGCCCCGCAAAGTCAGCAGGATCGGCGACCTTGGCGCGTTTCCAAATGGCTAAAAGTTTTGGGAGGTTTTTAGAAAGCCATTCGTCATCCCATTTAACACGTTCTGTCATCGTGCCATGTGGCGACCACTGGTAGAAGTCACACCAAAGGCGCAGGGTACAATACATTTGAATTTGCATCTGCGCATAATAGTGGGGTTGATATTCTATTGACTTGAACGCAGGCGGGTTTTCGTTGCGCTTTCCAAACGGGCATTTTATCTCAACCATTCCGACCCTTCCAATCAACCCGTCAGGTGATGCGCCGAGCCAATCATCACGCGGCGCAAATGCCAGCGCCTCAACATCACGCCCCGTTTCCATGCAGTATTCCACAAGCGCACCGGCTTCGTGAAATGTGCCATATTCCGTGGCCACGTTGCCGACAAATTCCGACGGCATCCCGTGCATTGACCTAACAAGGCTGCGAAACCCGTCCGCCTCGCTTGTATGCGGTGACAGGCCAAGCAATGCACCCGCCCCGCTTGCCGTGATCCGCCCGGCCCGCGCCGCAAACCATTCTGGTGTTCGTTGTTCCATCACCACTTGTCCCCAAATACTTTTGCAAAAGCTGCATTTAAGATTGTGTCCATTTCTTCGCGTGTCATTTTGCTTCCATTCCATCAAGGATTTCTACATCTTTCAAAAGTTCCCTAAGTCTTTGGTTGGACAAATAGTCAAAAAATGTTTCAAAATCGTCGTCACTTTCTTCATGGTGAAGGTTTAACTCCCCTCGGTAAAAATAAATCTCAAGTAAGTCTATAAGTGCCAAATATCCCATATTACTCTCCAATGTTGCTGTTGACCAACGGCGCGTTGATTGTGCGCCGCTGGTTTTGTTGCGTTAAACCTAAAACGGAATTTGGTCGTCGGCAACAGACGATCCGCCGCCATATGTGCCACCGCCGCCGCCGCTTGCAGGTGCTTGGCTTGTCTTGGGCAAAGGTTCGTTGCTTATCTGCAAAGGCTTGTCAGACGGCGAAACAGCGCTGACCCAATTCCCCGCCATGTCAGATCCGTCGCTGCCTTTCATCGACCAGACCATTAATTTGACCACCATCGGTTTGTTAGAAAGATGCAGCGTCAATGTTTCGTCGGTAGGCTGTTCGCCGGTGCGCGTAAGGTTGCCACCCGCGTTTGCGTCAATGGCTGCAAGCATACGACGCGCCTTGTCGCGCTTGGCCTTGGCCTTTGTGTCGTCTTTGGCGTTTGGATCAAAGTCTGTGACCCACAATTTATGGAACACCTTGCGGCCCTTAACGGCTTCGGGGGCCATGACAGACCACCGCAATTCGATATATGCGGGGCTGTTTTTGTCGTCTTTGTCTTTGTTGGCCCATTTTGCTTGGTCAATGATTGCCAACACGTCCGAATTGTTCGGAATTGGTTCCATTGATCCGCCGGGGATTTCGTATTCTTTTGATGTATCGGCTGCGGTTTGACCGTCGGATAAATCCCAAAAACTCATTGTGTTGTTTCCTCGTTGTGTGTTTCGGTTTCGGTTGTGGTTTCGGCTGTGTCTTGATCTGCCGCGGCAAAGCCGGAGTGCGGATCGCCTGTCGGAATAAACGCGGCAAGAGGGTTGACGCCCAACTTGACAGGCACGGGCTGCGTGATGCCATATGCGTTCTTTGACACGTTATTAGCTGTCAAGTGGCAAACCAGTTCGCGCCCGTCCATGCTGATCGCGCGTTTGCGTTCACCTTCATCGCCTTTTACGACCATCTGCTGACGTAAGAAACCAACGGCGTCAACGTCGTCAATATATGGCGGCAGCGACTTATGATGCGTCATACGCAAAGAATAGCGCGAATAATCTTCACCATCCGGCGGTGACACGTTGCCGATTTCTGCGTGGGCAATAAAGACAACATTCATTCCGCGTTTCTGGCGCAGGTGTTCTGCGGCCTTGCGGACGCGCTGGTGCATTGATGACAGCGCGTTAAAGCCTGCACCATAACCACCAAGGCAAGAATTAAGCGCCTTTGCCTTCGGATCGCTTTTAAGCACGTCTTGCACAAAGATACGATCAAGTGCCGACACGGTGTCAAAAACGACCGTTTTGTAATCGTGTTCATCGCGCAATAATGCGATGATCTGTTCCCAAAGCTGATCGGAATTTTCAATCAGCGGCAACGCGCTTGGGCGAAATGATGCGGGGATACGCGCTACACCATCCTCGGCTCGAATAAAGATGGGCTTGGGAAATGATGCTGCAAGGCTGCTTTTGCCTGTACCCGCATCACCGCAGATTGATATAACTTGCGGTCCCGATGTCGGCACTGTTGCCTGATCTAAGATACTCACTTTGTTTTTCCTTTGTTTGGCGCATTGGCCCGTGCGGCGGGTTCGCACTTTTATCCCGCAAATCAGGTATTGCACTTTATGCTGGCGATGTGCAATACCTAATTTAAGGAATACAGCAAACAAAGGTGCAATATGCTATATCTAGATGAAATAAAAGCGAAGCTACAAGATCGTGTGCTGATAAAGGTATCAGTTGCCACGGGCCTGTCAGTTAAAACAATCGCAGACATTCGCGACGGCAAGCAGGCCAGCCCGCGCTACGCCACTATATCTGCCTTGTCCGATTATTTGCTGGGGGTGCGTGGATGACCATAACAAAGGAACGGCGTGCGGAATTGCTATGGCTTGGCCTAAGTGATTGCGCAACGATTGACAAAAAAACAGCCGTGTTGACGGTTTCGGAATGGTTGCAACATCATGGGGCCAGCTTTCCAGACGTGTCTATGTTTCCTGAACAGGTCCGGCGTGACGCAATGTTTTGGGCGGATCTTGCCAACCCGGACGAACTGGCCGCATACTTTCTTGCGTCTGCGTTGAAATTGAAAGAAACTGAAATGACAACAAAGCAAACAAAAATCACAATGGCGGAATGTTTTCGGCGTCTAAGCGACGACGACAAGGCCGCATTTATAAATTGGGCAGGTGCGCAGGTATGACTGAAAAACTAAAAGTTCTTGATCTTTTTAGCGGCATTGGCGGGTTTAGCCTTGGCCTTGAACGCACGGGTGGCTTTGAAACGGTTGCTTTCTGCGAGATTGAACCGTTTCCCCGCAAAGTATTGGCAAAACATTGGCCGGAGGTTTCATGTTATGAAGACGTTACCAAACTCACAGGCGACATTCTTAAACGAGACGGAATTTCCGTTGACGTCATCACAGGCGGTTTCCCGTGCCAAGACATTAGCTGCGCTGGAAAGCAAGCTGGCATCAAAGAAGGAACCCGCAGCGGATTATGGTCCGAAATCGTCCGACTTATTGGCGAGTTATCACCCCGCTACGTCATCGTGGAGAACGTCGCAGCGCTGCTTAGTGGCCCAAGTGAACAACGAGGGGGATGGTTTGGCAAAATTTTGTCAGACTTGGCCGAGTTCGGGTACGATGCAGAATGGCGTGTCATACCAGCGTGCTACATTGGTGCATGGCATCGGCGGAGCCGAGTCTGGATTGTTGCCTACCCCCACCAAGAGCGATGCAAAAGGCTCTCCAAGGGACAGATGGAATGGCAGCGAGAAGTCACACGGCAATCTTTGCGAAGTTTTGCGCAATGGCCCGGACGATCCAATTTACCCGCATCCAGATTTTGTTCAGCAAATGATGGGGTTCCCAACAGGGTGGTTAGATTAGAAGCATTAGGCAACGCCGTTGTTCCCCAAATACCCGAACTAATTGGACGCGCAATACTTGCCGCAGAGGAAAACACATGACTGACAGCAACATATGGAACATGGCGGACTATGCGCCAAAGGGTGAAAAAGAGTTTGACGAAAGGAAATATGACAGCGACGCAGAAAAGCGGGTCGCGGCAATTGCAGAATATGACGCAATAACGCTAAAAACGGATCAGGATTTCGGGCTGGTGCAAGACGAATTTCGCAGCCCGCCCGAACACGTCGAAGTTGACGACGGGCTAAACATGCCGCTGGACGTGTCGGCGGTCGATCTGCTAACACCGCCGGGCTTTGTAGGTCAGGTGGTTGACTGGATTGACAGCCAATGCCGCTATCCGCGCAGGCGCTTGGCCGTTGCGTCTGGTCTATGCGCAATCGCTAACATCGGCGGCATGTCGCACGAAGATGAATTAAACGCGGTCACTGCAAACATGCTGGCCTTTTGTGTCGCGGCATCATCCACGGGCAAGGAAGCCGTTATGCAGGCGTTTACAGAACTGCACATCGCCGCTGGTATTCAAGGCGCATTGCAAGGCGGCATCAAGTCGGAGCAAGAAATCACGCGCAATCTGATCGAACACCAAGCCGCGTTTTACAACATTGACGAAATCGGCATCTTTCTCGGCAAGGTTCGCAACGCACAAAAGCGCGGCGGGGCGTCTTATTTGGAAGGCGTGTTTGCGATTATTATGAACGCATATTCAAAAGCAAACAGTCGCTTTCTTTTAAGCGGTGACACAAAGCGCGAATTGCGCAAGATATACGTGGGCCAGCTATCCAAGGCGCAGGACAATGACGACACGGATCGGATCAGGGAGGCCGAACGCATGTTGAGCATGATTGACAGCGGGCTTGAGCGCCCGTTCCTGTCGCTGATCGGGTTTACAACGCCCAGCACATTCGACGGCATTATGGACGGCGAAACCGCCACCCAAGGTTTTGTCGGGCGTGCAATTATTGTAAACGAGCGCGACATCAACCCGCGCGCGCGCAAGGGTTTCAAGCGTAAAGAAATGCCAATGATGATGGCAGGCCGTCTGGGTGTGCTATACGGTAACGAGGGCGCGCGCGTTGAACACGCGGGCAAGCGGTTTCTAGTCAAGACGGATGACGACGCAGCCGCCGCGTTGGTCAACATCAACGAATGGCTGATCGACTATGCGGACCACATGGGCGAAAAAACGGGCGAGGCGTCTGTTGCAATGATCCGGCGCGGTTACGAGTTGATTGCCAAGGTCAGTTTTATTCTGGCAATCCCAGACGGGCGCAGGACGATTGAACATGTGCGCTGGGCGCTGGCTTATGTGAAAGACGAAATGGATTTCAAGGTCGCGCTGGTCTTTGCAAACGACAACCAAAAAGACAAGCCGCAAGAGGCATTAGCGGCGCGGCTGATGGGCTATATTGATGCTGATACGGGCGCGTCAACAAACGTCTTGGCAAACCGTTCACGGGTGGACAGGCTGACAATTGAGACCATGATGCTGGATCTGCAGGCGCGTGGAATGGTCAAAAAAGAGGCGACCGGGCGGAAACACAAAAAGGTTGAAGTGTTTGTCTGGAAAACCACCTGAGATTTGATTATCTTGCAAAATGCGATAAAGCGGGGCTATTGCCTCGCTTTTTTTGTTTACGGCCTCCACTTTTACACACGGCATTGCATACTTTACACACTATAATAAAGTTCAAACCGTTGTTTATAAACAATAAATCTTACTTTTACACTTTTACACATTTATCACCCTTAGACTGATAAAAAGAGCCAGAAAAGAGACTGACTGATCTTTCTAATTATATATATATATATATAGATATATGTATAAATGTATAAAAGTGGCTTTTTCCCCTTTGTTTTCTAGGTCTTAACTTTTATCACGTCTGTGTAAACCTTGTGTAAATGTGTAAAAGTCAAATAACCGCATAATAGGGGTTGTCGTTACGCGACGCACGGCGTAGGGTGATTGTAGAAGTTAA